AGGAATTTACACGAAGACCTGATAGGTGTTGCAGGTCAAGGCACAACAATGCGAGAAGGTACAGAACCCCGTAATATCTTGCATGGACGACATGAGAACGGCACCATCCATGATGAAGTAGGTATGCGCCACTATTATGATGAATGGTCTAAGTGGATGCAGGTGGATGCTAGTAACCCTGCACTGGCAGCATGAGGAACAAAGATAATGCCCTTAGAGATAAAACCAAGTAATAAAGATTACCCTACTAAACCTCGTAAAGCTGCCCCTAGTGCAGAAATAGGGGATGACGGTGCTAACCGCATGAATGATCGTATTCAAAAACAAAAAATGGATGATCTATCAGATAGAGCCGTGGGTAGAATTAAAACATTTCAAAACATACCGGGATACACCATAATAGATGCGATGCCATCTACTCGTAGAAAAAAACGAGCTAGAAAACGTAATGACCCTGTTTCAACCTAACCAACGAACGAGGACAACGAATGATTGCAGAAACCCTTGCGGGTATTGCTTTAGTAAAGAGTGCCGTAGACGGGATAAAATCTGCAATTGGAACAGCAAAAGATGTTGGTGAAATTGCGGGGCACATTGACAATCTTTTAACTGGTGAAAAACAAGTACAACAACAAAGGGCCAAGAAGTCTGGTGTTGGTGTAAGTGATCAGTTTGGTATCAAGTCTGTTGCACAAGAAATTATAGATGCACGACTTGCACAAGAACAAGTTCAAGAAATGCGAACTATGATAGATATGCGATTTGGTCCCGGCACGTGGCAAAGCATAGTCGATGAACGAGCACGACGCATACAACAAGCTAAAGAAGAAGAACGGAAAGCTAGAATACAAGCAAGACGTGAACACGAGGAGATGATGGAAGGACTAAAACAATCCGCGTTAATTAGTTTAATTATAGCGGTGGCGATAGGTTTGTTCTTTGCATTCATTGTGTTTCTCCCAAAATAACTTGACTAAACAAAGTTTTTAGATTATAATACTTTTAGAGGGAGAAATTATGAAACAGCTTGCAATAGATGCTTTAAAGCACAGATATGAAGGACAAAAGAAAAGTGCGGAATACGTTATTAAAAATTACTTCTTTCATCCAGCAGCTATCGGTGAACACCCTGACTTGCTTGCGGAAATTGATAAGGCTCTTAAAGATTGGGATGAAGCAAATGGTAAATTGGAAGCGTTGGAAAAATTTGAAGATGACAGGTATGAAACGTTGTTTGATTAAGTACATTGGTTGGGGTTTGCTGTACTGCGGTAGACCCTTTACTAGTATTGGAAACTGGTTTTGGAAAAAGCACAGACAAATACTCGATCTAAACGATCCACGCTAATAATAAAACATACGTCACGTGGAGTTATTTACCGTAAAGATAACTTAGTAAGAATTAAAGACTTACCGGGCGGCATAAAACGATTTAAGTTAAAAGGCAACAAACCAGATGGCTAGTACGTACCTACAATTAACGAATTTAGTTCTACGAGACATGAACGAAGTCGAACTAACTTCTGCTACGTTTGCTGCATCACGTGGTGTTCAAACTACTGTAAAAGATTATATAAACCGCGCAATATCTGATATTATTAATTCTGATTTGAATTGGCCTTTTACTCATGCAAAGGGTTCTGTAGATGTAATTGCAGGTAAGGCTCTTTACAGCCATGCTTCAATAGCAACCACGCTGAAGTATGTAGACTACGACAACATGTTCTTGCAACCAAAGAACTACATTACTAATGGGACATATGAAGTAAATGGCACTTCAAGCATAGCAGGGTGGACAACAGTAGGTGGCACACCCGCTGCAAGCACAAAATTTGGTAATACGCTTTTGCTCACCAGTGCTGAAGCTACTCAAGAAATATCAGATTTAATAGTAGGTCGTTCGTATACAGTTTTAACACAAACAAGCGGGGCTACTCTCACACTTGAGATCGGAACGAGTGCAGGAGCAGCACAAACAAAGTCTAGTACACTCACTGTAACTAATGCTAACGAAGTTTTGCTTACTGAAACAACTTTTACAGCAACAGCAACAACACATTTTGTTAGTTTTACAGAGGCTGCAGGAAGTGCTGCATTTGTAAAGCTTGTAACGCTTAGTGAAAATCTAAATCCTGTACCCTTGAAGTATCTTTCATACGAAGAATACACAGAACGATTTAGAGAACGAGATTCTAAAGCAGATGTGGACAAGTTTGGTGATCCTCAATTCGTGTACACAACGTACAATGATGAAATTGGTCTGACCCCCATACCAGATACAAGTAACAGAACTCTTGAATTTGATTATTATGTAACAAACACTGCTCTGTCTGCAGCAACAGACACAAGCATCATACCTACACGGTTTGAACCCGTAATAGTATCACGGGCGAAGTATTATACTTACATGTTCCGTTCTGATACACAGACAGCACAGTTTGCTTTGAAAGAATACGAAGACAGCTTGAAACGTATGCGTGTCGAGTTACTTAACAGAAAAGATTACATGAGAGCAGTCTAATATGCCCGATTTAGAACTTCAGGGTGTTTCCCCTCTATCATTTAACTGCGAGGGTGGACTTGTGTTAAACAGATCCACTTTTATCATGCAGCCCGGACAAGCCCTTGAGTTGGAAAACTTTGAGCCAGATGTAGGTGGTGGATACAAACGGTTGTTGGGTTTTAGACCTCTTGTAAATCAGATTGTACCAGAAACAAACGTTTCATCAGAGGCCGTGCTTTTATCAACTAAGTTTAATAACTTTGTGTTGGCGGCTAGGGGTGAAAAGATATTTAGCTCTGGCTCTACAGAGTTGTCGATAAAAATAGTTTCTACCACAGCCATGACAGGGGCAGGGACTATTACGGTAAACAGCACGGCAGGGTTTAGTGCCAGTGGCACAATTCAAATAAATTCAGAAATATTCACATATACTGGTAAATCTGCAGGTGCATTCACAGGCGTAACAAGAGCGACGGGCGGCACGACAGCAGCTAATCATTCAGTTACAGATGTGGTTTCGGAAACGTGGACAGCTAGGGATACAGGAAGAACTAACGCCGGACGGTACAATTTTGAAAAGTACAATTTTGACGGTAATGAAAAGATAATTGTAGTTGATCAATCAAATGCGCCTACGATATTCAATGCATCATTAACAGCAAGCGATGTAAGCGACAGTTCTGTATCCGGGGCAAAGCACGTGGTTGCTTTTAAAAATCACATGTTCTATTCGGGCATGTCATCCGCACCACAAGAAGTAGTATTTAGTGAGCCATTCAACGAAGATGGCTTCAACTCTGGTAGCGGTGCAGGGAGCATCAAAGTTGACGATACAGTCGTTGGGTTAAGAGTTTTCCGTGATAATTTGTTTATCTTTTGTGAAAACAGAATATTTAAAATGGGTGGCAGTTCAGTATCAGACTTTGCCATTGTGCCCGTCACAAGAAACATTGGTTGTATAAACGGCTTTAGTATTCTTGAATTTGCAGGTGACTTGGTTTTCTTGGGTCCAGACGGACTCCGCACAGTTGCTGGTACTGCTCGTATTGGTGACGTTGAGTTAGGAACAATAAGTGGTAATGTACAGCAGTTGTTCAGAGAGAACCTTGATGATGCTGATGCGTTCGTTTCTTTAGTTATACCGGATAAAACACAGTACAGGATATTCTTTTCAAAATCAACAGGCACAGACAGCGCAACTATAGGTGTAATTGCAGTTATGAAAGGACAAGCGTTTGAGTTTTCTACCATGAAAGGTATACGACCAGCGTGTGCAGATACTGTGATTGAAGACGGAAATGTAATTGTATTGCACGGTGGCTTTGACGGATTTGTTTATAGGCAAGAAAAAGGTAATACGTTTGATGGAACACTCATAAATGCAAAGTATAGAAGCCCAGATTTGAGTATGGGTGATCCGGGTGTTCGTAAGCACATGCAACGTGTCAATGTGAACTATGCACCGGAATCTACTATCGATGCTGACTTGTTTGTTCGATATGATTATGAATCAAACACATCAACAAGACCTGCTGCGTATCCTTTAGATAGTACCAATGTTGCGGGTATATACGGAACATCAGTCTATGGCAGTGCAGTTTATGGTGGACCTTCACAACCTATTGTTCGTAAAGCAGTAGAAGGTTCAGGATTTGCAGTGGCACTGCGAGTCGAAGATGGGGCAGCAGCCACAGCCCCGTATACTCTAAAAGGGTTTCAATTAGAATTTCAAGTGGGAGCGAGAAGGTAAATGGGCGCAAATTATACACGGCAGTCCACATACACTGACGGTGATACAATCAGTGCTGCCGATACCAACGATGAATTTGATCAACTGCTTGCGGCGTTTGCAGCAAACACAGGGCATACCCACGATGGTACGACAGGTGAAGGTGGACCAATTACATCTCTGTTTACAAATGCAGTGACATTTGGAACCGGAGCAGACACTGATATATCCATAACGTTCGATGCAAACAGCAACGACGGTGTTATCACGTGGATGGAAGATGAAGATTACTTCCAGTTCTCAGATGAAATATTGATGACCACAACAGAAAAAATTCTGTTTCGTGACACGGCATTATCCATAAGTTCGTCTACTGACGGACAGCTTGACATTGATGCTGATACAGAAGTTGAAATTACTGCACCTCTTGTTGAGATGTCTGCAGATGCAACAGTGGGGGATGACTTTACGCTGAAGTCTGATGCTGCTGTTCTTGGTTTCGGGGCAGATACAGATACCACGCTCACACACGTAGCCGATACAGGTTTGTTAATCAACTCTACCCGGCAACTGCAATTTGGTGACAGCGGTACGTACATCCATCAATCAGCCGATGGTGTGCTTGATCTCGTGTCCGATACAGAGATAGAGATCAACGCCACAACAATCGACATGAATGGTGCAGCAGAATTGTCAGGCAACCTGACTCTTGGTGCTCAACTGCGTATGCCTGACAACACAGCAAACAAAATACTTGTAGCAGATGGCACCAGCTTTGAAGAGAAGGCAGTTGGAGATTTAACTGCGCTTACAAGTGTTGCTTCCGGTGACTTGCTTCTTATTGTTGACGTTGATGACAGTAACAATTTAAAAAAGATAAGCAGATCCGACTTAGTTACAGGTCTTGCTTCTGGAACTATGACTGATCTTGTGGATGATACCAGCCCACAGCTTGGCGGTAACTTGGACATGAATGGTCAAGATATCGTAACTACATCAAATGCTGATATTGAACTTGCACCAAATGGCACAGGGCATGTTACTATTAAAGGTAATACTAATCAAGGTACGCTTCAACTTAATTGTGAGGCTAATACTCACGGTCAGCAAATAAAAGCTGCTCCCCACTCAGAAAGTGCTAGTAATGTTTTAACCCTTCCTAGCACTGGTGGTGATGCTAGATTAGTATCAACATCCTCAACCGCCACACTTACAAACAAAACAATTGATGCTAGTCAGCTTTCTGGCACAGTTGCCAACGCACGTCTTGATGCACAACTACAAGATGTAGCTGGTCTTGCCGTCACAGATGGTGGCTTTATTGTTGGCAACGGCTCAAATTTTGTGCTTGAAACTGGTGCTACTGTACGTTCGTCTCTTGGATTAGCTGCCTCTGCAACGACGGATACAACGGATGCAAGCAACATTAGTTCAGGAACATTGGCTGCTGCTAGAATGGCTGCTGCACAAACAGCTATTACATCTGTACTAGCGACTGATTTAAAATTAGGTGAAGACGATCAGACTAAGATTGACTTTGAAACTGCAGACGAGATACAT